AGAAGGGTAAAACTCTCGAAGAAAATCTGCTTGAGTTACCGTCTGAAACATCATGTTGTCGTTCATTGCAGAAAGCGTCTCTTCGGTAGATATGAATCTCGATTGAGAAAGATACCCTGCGGGAGTTATCCGCTTCCACACTCTCTTGGTTTTAATGTCGATTGGTTTCATAATTAATTTATTTACCGTTAATGGTATCGTGTATTAAATGTTTGTCTGTAAGAAAATTGCGGACTAATAAATTTCGTACCCAATTTAGGCACACCTTTGCTCTTCTTCGATTTTATCTCGAATATCATCCTCATAAACATGGCCTCTATAAAGTCTGGTGAATGGCCGACAAATTTCTTCATTTCAATCTTCTTTATCAGTGAAAAGCCTTTTTCATAAGACGACGCATTAGCTCTTATAGCCTTTCGTTCATCCATAAGTATTTGCCTCAACTGAACATTTTTATTCTTGCCGGCCTCAAATCGGTAATCCAATAAAGTCGGTTCTATGGATATTTCTTTATTGATAAGCTTCTTTGCAAAAAGATATGCCGCCTGTGATTTGATTGTATCGTAAAGTCCTTTATCTTCTTCGGCCACAGATTCTCGGTTATTAAACGGCACGGCACTATTAAAGAATCCCTTGAATATCTGTCCTATCCCGTTAAGGTCGTATGTGAAGTTCTCCTCTAATACTCTCCATTCTTTTAACTTAGCACGAACTACGTTTACGGTATCTTTTGAATCTTTCTTACATACAAACAAATCTTTTATATGCCATCCTTCCCATAACCACATAACAAGGTTGTCTCCTCCCTCGAATGCCGCATCAAGCGAAACTCTTCGTACTCCGTCGCCTGTTTGTTGCGGATTGTTGAAGAACGCCTCCATGTGGCTCATCTTGATCATATCATCGCCAACCGACTTGTATTTCCAATTACCTTCAAGGTCTCTCGAACGTTGTTCTTCTGATTGACCTGCAAGGTTGGCTAAATAGGTAGGGTCTGATCGCATGAGTTGAATGTTGTCTGCAAGCTTGGCCTCAACGAAGGTTACGGATTTAACGAATAAGTCGGCAGGTGATCCGTAAATATCATAGGATGGTAACCAATATTTGTCGATTGTATCCTTGCATTGTTCATATACCTCTTCTTTACTGTTCCCCCAGAATATATTGCTTACATCGTCTCCGTCCATAAAACAGTATCTTACTACACCATTTCGTTCGGGTATTGGTAGTCCGTCTTCTCCGATCCACCAATCGATAAATTTAGCTACCCAAGAATCAGGGTCTGGGTTAGATGTTCCCCATATTCTATTGTGTATCCCGAATGCGTTACGATTGTTGGTTATTAGATACTTAAATTTTTGATACTCTATATGCGTGATTTCGTCTATTCCTATAAACGCATACTGTTTACCCTGCATCCTGACTTTAAACTCTTCGTAATTGTCCGAATAGTAGTTAAATTTCAGTGATGCACCAGAGTAGAAGTTCCACGTCATATCTGCCTTAGATCTATTGTATGTACCAAAGTCGCCATATACGCTATGAGAAGTGTCTATAAGGTCTGAAAGGTCATCTATCTCCCTACGAAAAATAGTAGCCCTGAAATCTTTGTTTTGATAGTCTTTTAAGGCCTCTAAAAGAAGACTAAAGGATTTTGAACCGCCACGACTTCCGCCCCCGAAAATAATATCAGCGCTCTGCGACAACATGTTCTCCTGTCCTCCACGCTGCGCAATGATTTTATATGGATTTCTCTTTTTGGCATCTTCTTTACGGAGATGTTCAATATAATCCCACGAATAGAAATCTTTGTCTTTAATCGTTACAAATCTATCCATTTTAAAAACTTTATCGCAAATATAGTGATTTTGACGTAAATATAGAATTATTAGGCAAAATAATCGCCGATAATTGTTAGAATAATAGAAAAATTGTTGTACATAATAAATTCTTTTAATAACTTCGCATAAATTCATTAAATATTTCAAGAATATCTTTGTATTGTTGAAAATATTTGTTAAATTTGTATAATTAAAAAACAAAAAATGGAGACAGAAAAAATCTTATCCCAAATCAAAGCAAAAGTCGGACAAACCGACGTATCCGATCAGTCCATTTCGGACTACATCAAATTGCACCTGTCTGATGATGCAGAGCCAGATGAAGCCTTTTACGACAAAGCAGTTAAGCTTATCAAATCGTTTCAAGGCAACATCTCGAACTTTGCAGCCACTACGGTAAAGAAACAGATAGAGGCAAAAATGAGTGAGCTAAAAAATAGCCAACCGCAACAAGCAGAACCTAAGTCGGAGAACCCGAAAGAAGGAGATGCAGAATTACTGAAACGGCTCGAAGCGCTTGAGCAGGCTTACGAAAGGGAGAGAAAATTAAACATGGTCAATTCTTTGCGTAACGAAGTCAAGTCGAAGGCCGACGCTCTTAAAGTGGCTCGTAAATCTTTATGGGAGGACATAGTATCTACTATCGACATACCCGAAGATGCAACTGCAGAATCACTTTTAGAGACAGTAAAACCTACCTATGAGGCAAAACTAAGGTCTTACTTGGGAGATGGAGCAGTACCTTATCAAGGTAATCCAAATCCGCCAAAAAATGACGGAGGTAAGTTAGATGAGTTCTTTGCCAGAAAAGCAGAACAGGGCAAGATGCCCAAAAAGGAAAAATAATAAAAAATTTTATCGATTATGAGTGATTATGGAAGAACAACAAAAGAATATCTACCAGGAAAGAATATTTGGGTAGATGTTCCTAAGGTCTATCCTGTAGGGGGCGTAATAGACACTACGGGGATGACACTTGGCAATGTAATCCCTGCTGGTTCGATGTGTATATTAGACACTGCCGCAGGCACTATTAAAATCATTACTTCGGCTAACGCAAGTGGTGCAGCTGAAGTTGACACGCTGACTATTACTGCTATTCCTACTGAAGCAGGTAATATAACCATTACCCTTAATGGGATAGATTATGAAGTTGCGGTTGATCCAACTACCGAGACTACAGCGACCAAAGTTGCAACAGCTATTAAGAATGCGTTTGCAAGCGATGCAAATTGGACTGTTACATCATCCTCTGCCGTTGTAACCTTTACAGCAAAGGCGGTAGGTGCTAAACTTCCCCCAGCATTTAAAGGTGGCACTACAGGTGTTACTGGAACATTCGCTGTTACTACAGAGGGAGAACCTGATGCAGCTAAGGTTAACGGATTATTGTACAACGATGTGATTGTAAATACATACACAACTGGTACTGTAGTTTACGAGGGTATGGTATTTGAGGACATGCTTGCAGATGCTATTCCAGATGCAGCTAAGGCTAAGATGCCGCAGATTACTTATTTTAAACACGCTTAAATTAGGAGGATAGACGATGAGAACTAATGTAAAATCATATTATGATCTTTTAGACTTCGGTTTAGGCGGGGCATCATTTCAGCAATTCGTTGACAGGTTTTATCAGAAGTATAATGCACCTCAAACTGACGGCTTTCAGTGGGACGACGAAATTCAATTAGATTTCACCTACGAACAGTTAGAGGCTGACTTGGGCGTTGCTACACTCCCTGTTTATACCGATATTGACTCTCCTGGTCTCTATAAGAGCTTCGAATCTTTCAAGATCGGTTCTAACAAGATACCGCCCCAAAAACACGGATTTGCGTTGAATCAAAAGATTCTTCGTGAAAGAATGATTTTGGCGCAGAAATATGGAGAAGCCGCTTTAACAAGCGAAACGCAAGACGCATTACTTAGCTTACAGTTTGATTCTATTGACAAACTGATAGCAGGTAATTACAATGGACTTACCCATCAACGTATGCGTATAGTTTCTACGGGTCAGTTTACCATTGACGCCAACAACAACCCTCAAGGTATTAAGGGGGTTACGTTTGACTTCGGTATTCCTGCAGGTAATAAAGAAGCATTGTCTGGCGATAATCGTTGGTGGAAAACTGACGAACATACGATCGCAAACGAAGGATCAACTTCTGATCCTATCAAGTATCTGAAGGATAAATACAAATGGGCTAAGAAAAACGGCTATCCTATGGGTCATTTCGAAATGTCGCAAGACCTCTATGATGATATGCTTACACACAGCAAAGTGTTAACTCGTATCGGGCACATGCTTTATCCTGCTGCTGGGACTGACGCTATTGCATTTTCTTATGCACAGAACCTGGCCGATGACGCCATTGCCGCTGCTATCAATCGTATGGTAGGGTGTCCTATCATACCGAGAGATTCTAAGGCAATGGTTGACAAGTACGATTCTGTAACAAAGTCTCTTAAAAAAGACTGGGTTGAAAACTTCAATCCTCTGAATGTGGCTTATGTACCAGATGGACAGCTTGGGACTATCAAGACTGCACAACACGTACTAAC